CTCTTTATTATCTACTATATACTTGATAACCTTATTCCAGTTAGAATCATCTATGTTCAATTCTATTGTTTTTAGAGTCTTTGACTTAGCTTTTGACTTAGCTTTCACTGGAGTTGGCTCCGATATAGTTTTGTTGAGGTCTTCGCCTATCCACAAACTTAATCCTAATCCGTGCATAGCTATAGCTTTAGCAGTAGACCTTTGAATTGCAGTATTGACATCCATTGATGTAATCTTATCCAACTTAATAGATTGATTTCTGTAATCCATAATTGGAAGATAATCAATATGTTCAATGGCATCAATAACAATTCCTACCTTTACATAAGCCGTAGTTCCATCACTAAAAAAGTTCAATCCAGTATGCTCACTTTCGTAAACAATTCTTTGAGCAGTAGGGTATTGCTCTTTAATTAAACTCCAAGCACTTGCCCAAGACAAGTAGCTAAACTTTCCTTTCTTCTCTATTAAATCTTTAATTTCAATAGAAGATAACTTTTTAAAATAATTTTTATCCATTTTTATCTAATTTGTTTAATAATTTTTGTTTTGCAGAATACTTTTTAAGTGTTTTCTCTCTTGATATTTTAAGACTCTTGATGTACTTATCATTCTTTCGAGTATTCATCTCATCTTGTATTCTGTTTTCAATCATAAGAAGCTTTCTTTTGTAGTTCATCATAGAAAGTAGTATGACTCCTCTCTTCCAACCATTCTTTGTAAGAACAATCAGTTCCTCATCTGTAAATTCTTTGAAGTAATCTCCACCTTTAGTGGTATTGATAAGTTCAATTTTGTTAGGATACTTGTTAAGCATTACTCCTAACTTAATAAATGATTCCTTGTGGTAGTCAATGGTTTGTATGGTGCCCAAATCATCAGAAGCTTCGTTGTATAAATCTGTAAGACTATGCATTTGTAATGTCTGATATTAGTTCCTTGAAGTCAGTATCACTATCTATCAGTTCCTTAGCTTTCTTGTATCCATGTATGATAGTTGAATGGGTAACTGAATGCCCATTCTCCTCCATAAACCTCTGAATATAAGATATTCTAATAGGTCTTTCCATACACAGATAGTAAAGCATTTGCCTGGCATCTACACAATCTCTTCTTCGTGTTTTATCAAACATTTGATCAAGAGATAAATGGAATTGCTTAGCAATAGCCAATGCATATTTATCGAATATTTCCTTTTTCATTTAATTAAATTTGATTAGTCTGCTAATGTACAATTTTAATATAACTTTAGCAAGACTTGTTTATACTTTTTTATTTTCTTCCTTTCTGCATTGCACCCTATATAGTATGAGGTAGCCAATTAGATCTAACATTGTATCCTCTGTTTTATCGTTGAGTCCCATTGTCTTGATTCTACTTAGCTTATCATCTATTCGTGCAAGTATTCCTTCCTTCGCTGAAAGCTTTGAAAATATTTTTGGAGGATCATTGGCAGTATCGCCATATGCTTTGTTCTTTTCAAGTAGCAACATTACTACTTCTCTTGCTACCTCCTTAATTAGTTCATCTGTTTTTTTCATCTTACTTTAAATATTCGTTAATTCTACTTATACTTAGTTCCATCATCGTTGCGATACCCTCTTTAGAGTACCCCAACGAATGAAGAAATCTTGCTAAGTTTTCTTTAATTTTGGTTTCATCCTTCACAACATTTGTGTAGGTATTGTTACTACTATTTCTGTTCATCTTCATTTTTTTTAAAATTATCTACTCGTTCTTCAAATTCTTTCTGTCTTACTTGTACTCTATAGTCAAAGTAAAGATATAAAGAAGTGTACGCAATACCAAGTATGCACACTATTAATGTAATAGCATCTGATATATTCATAACTTATCTATTAATTGTTGTAGTTTTTGTATTAATCGTTTGTTGGGGAACGGCTTGAGTTTCTCCATTAATACTTTACGCCATAATATGATTTTTCTTATACTCCTTTTCATAGATAGCAGTTTTTAAGAACATATTCCTTAGCTTCTTCTAATGTTTTTCCAGCAAATTCCTTGCTCCAATCGACATACCATCCGATGCCATCATCAAAGTTTGGATGATGGTGTGCTAATTTAGTTAGTGTTGTTGGAAGTCTTCCTCCACAATCTATTTCTTCTTCTCCACTCCAAGTAGGTTCATCATATTGTACAACATCTATAAAGTCTCCTCCTTCAATGGATATTTCAGCCCCCCATCCTGTCTCTTCCTCGAAAGTCCAAAACATATTAGGAAAGTCTTGAGCCATTTGCTTGATGATTAGTTCATCCATTGGAGACCAAGCAGTAGTAAAACGAAGTTGGTCATCATCTTTCTCAAATTCGTAGCATCCCCACTTTGTACCCCAATTATCATTGCACCAATCGTACCAATTGTCGTGTCCGTACTTGTGTTTAAGTTCGGCAGACTTTGCTTCTGTAATAGTGCAGTTCTCTGTATCTCCAATTCTTTGTGGAGATGTAGTTCCTTCAAGTTCTTTAGGCATTGGATTGTAGTATCTACAGATACATCCCAATTCTTCAATAGCATCTAAAATCTCTTGTCTTTCTTTGGTAATCTCACTACCAATAGAAATGTTGTGATAAACGTGATTAGGCATAGTTATTTAGTTTTAGTTAATTCATTAACTTTCTTCTCCAAGTATTCCATATACTCAAACATAGCTTCAAGGTAGTACCTATCATCTGACTTGAGTTCTTCCATACGGAAACCTAAAAAATAATCTAACCCATCTTCGACTCTGTCGAGTAGGTCTTTCTTCACTTTAATTCTGTTTGACATAATAATTTAATTTAGTTGGTTAGTGGGATGGAGGGTTGCGAAGCCCTCTAAAGTACGCATTACCATCCCCTCGTTACAAACAAGTATAAAAAGGAGAGTCGTGTTCTGCAGTATCCATCTCGGCTGATGGAGTCTTTTGCCGACTGACTATTTACGACTCTCACTTGTTTTAGGAAATAAGGTAAGAGATTGGTATCGCAAATGATTTCTCTCTTATTAAGTGTGTACGGCATACGCCACTCATTACACACCTTATTTTCATATCTTGTGCAAATATATAGTATAATTTGTTTATATCCAAATTATTCTTTGACATAATGGGAAATGTAGTTTAGTTACTATAGATGCCCTCCTTCTAAATTGTGTACAAACTTATTGTACCAGCATCGTACCATTCAGAGTACCACCCTCTCTTCTTAAGTTCTTTCTCCCACTTATTGAGTACCCCAAATTCTCTATTCACATAGTCTTCAGAGTAGTAATCGTAGATCACCTCACCCTTGTACTCATCCATAGATTCTCCACACAAGTGTATACCTCCTTCAGAGCCATTGAAATCTTCAGATGTTCCAACGAATATTCTGTCATTGTTCTCTTGAGTCAATACATCCAATATCCATTGCATCATCTCATCTCTCTTTAATTCTTTCATAATTGTAGTTTTTAAATTTGTAACTGACAAAATAATTTAGTAATAAAGAGGGATGGCTTCACCACCCCTCTTATTTATTAGAACATCTCTAACTTGGAAAGTAATTCTTTAGTGTGTTTACTAACTAATTTTTCCTTGAAGTTCATTTGAAGTTCTCTGTGTAACTTATGCTTAAGACCACTCCATTCGATAAACCTTTTTAAAGTATTTCGTTTATCATCATCGTGTCCAGCAGTATTGCACCATTCACTCCAATTTGTAATGTAATCGTAATTCATTCCTCTACCATTACACTCTTCTTGAATGTCTTTGATGATTTTTACTATCTCTTCTGCTTTCGCTTCTAAATAGTCATCAGACTTTCTTTCAAGTTGCTTTTGAATTTCATTTGTAGTTTTCATAATAATAAATTTGATTTGTAACTGACAGAGGGTTTCCCCTCTATATTCTATCTCTTTAACTTACACTTTGACTTGGTGTAGCCATTTGCAGTAAGTTGTTTAGGAGATGAACAAGCTACCATAGTAGTAGCAATAACAAGTGTTGCAATAATTAACTTCTTCATCTTAAAAAGGCAATAAAGTGTTAGTAAATTCAGTTCCGTTGATTCTCATATCAATCAATCGTTTCAAAGGTATTGTTCGGTATCCTTTCACTTTGGTATCCCATACAATAGCATTCTTTCTTGCTCTTGCATCATACTTCAGTTCGCCACCTTGCAAACCTTTGGTTACTCCCGTACGACACACCATCTTTCGAGTCGTGCCATCCTTCTTGATAAATGTAACGGAGAAGAATCTGCCGTTGCTATTGTCAATTTCTGATTGTAACCTTTCGCACCACACATCTTGTGGTATCATAACTTTGTTCATAGTAGTATATTTAAAATTTGTAACTGACCCCTCGTAAGAGGGTAAATGCATTACACATTTGTTGGCTGAAGGATATACTCACAAGAGACTTCGTGGTACTCGATAGTACCCTCGAAAGTTCTGATTCTATTCTTTTCTACTGAAACATATCCAGTATCTTCAGAATCATCTCCTTGCCAATACATAATCCCTTCTGCGTAGATAGGAGTTTCCTTACTACACTCGATTAGAAACTTGAGAAAGTGTTTTATCCATCCGATACCTTCGTATGTCTTCTCGGTTTCATCCCAAGAAAACAAACCTTTGTTGTCGTGGTTACTGATTTCAAAATTACACCATATCGAAGGAAATTCTCTTCTTTGGTCATCATAGCCATATTGACTATCGTGCCTTTCTCGAGTCATTTCATTCCAAGTATCTAATTCAATTTCTGTGAATGGTCTACTTGTTGTAAGTACTCCATTCCATTCGGTATTATAACCCATAATCGTAGTTTTAATTGTTCGTAACTGACACCAATCATAAGATTGGCTCATTAAAGTCTTCTCCATAGTATTCAGATGTGCAGAATTTACTGCAAAACCTTCCAGATTTCTCGATTGGCATATCCTCTTCACACCACTTACATTGCTTGGTATGATTGTCATCCCTTGCATCATCGTTTGGTCTGTCGTAAAGTGAGTCAATAAAACTTGCGAATCCTTGTAAATCATTATCATTCATAGTAGTATAATTTTGGTTTGTAACTGACACTCTCTATCTACAGAGAGTTGTAAAGTGATTTGATATGCTCTAACTCTTCCTCAAGAGATATGGCATCATCTTCTGTTACTCGTTCTCCAAGTAACCATCCGTTCATATCTAATGCCCAAAGGATATCTCCAAGAGCATTCTCTACCTTATCCATCTCCTTATTAAGAAATTCCTTTCTCTTGGATGCAGATTTTAACTTGGATAAAGCATCTGTGTAATAATCATTCATAGTAGTATAAATTTAATTTGTAACTGACACCCCTCGTATGAGGGGTATTTTTAATTGTCTAATTCATTAAACCTAATTTCAGCATCTTCGCATTCTTTACAACAATAGTCGTAATTAATATCAGTTTTTTGCTCTTCACAATGGTAGCAATAACCTTTGTGATTTGTTTCATTACCTTCAATGATGAACTTCTCCATAAAGTAGAAGAATGTACCAAAGATTGAAAGAATAATAATAATTTCAAGGATGTAAAGTAGCATAGCTTAAAGATTTGTTAGATTAAACGATTCGATTAATAGTCTTCGATTCTCTTCCTCGATTAACATCTCTGCGTGATATATGCTATCAACATTCGAGAAAGTGATGTGCTTTTTTTCGCCAATGAATGTATGCATTGTACCTTCATTATCAATAAAATAACTTGTAATCATAGTAGTAAATTTAATTGTTTGTAACTAACACAGAGGAGTTACCCTCTGTTTTTATGCACAACAAAGTAAGAATCAAGTTCTTCTTCTTGGTCATCTTGTGTGCCATCTTCAAAATATATTACGGGAAATTTCACATATAAAAATTCCCATCCATCTTCGTAATCTTTAAATGATTCTTGAGGAAAGCAATGGTTTCCAAATTCATCTTCTATTATCCAATTCTTATTCATAGTAGTAAATTTAATTGTTTGTAACTGACTACCGATGTCTCTCGACATTGGTATTTTACTTTACACTAAATCTCCATTCTCATCAAGACTTCCCATAACAAATTCTGGCATTGTGAAAAACTTGATAGCATCTAAATCTTTAGATGGTATTTCATCAAACATTAAGTTGCCAATCAGAGACATTGTATCAAATTCAAGATTCAAAGGAGATAGTATCTCTCTCAATTTAGAGTAGTATTTCAATCCTAATTTAAGTCTTGCTTCCTCCTTATCAGATTCAGTAGGATTATCCATTTGATAAAGAAATGAATTGTACTCATTTCTATACTCGCTTACAAGAGATAATACTCTTGCTTTCATTCCTATTGTCATTGTAGTAAAAAATTGGTTTGTAACTGACTACCAATGTCTCTCGACATTGGCAATGGATTATTGAGTTAATTCAGCATTCATCTCTCGTATATCAAACAAGGCAATTCTAATTTGACTCATAACTCCTCGATTGAAAGCCATTGCTTCTTTTTTATATGGAGAATCTTCTTCTCCAATCCAAGAAATGTACCTATCTTCTGCTTCTCGAAAATCTTTTAGTAATTTCTTGATTAACTCATCTTGAAAATTGTTCATAGTAGTATATTTAAAATTGTTTGTAACTAACACCCCTCAATCGAGGGGTAATCTTAATACAATTCAGATTTCTCAATCTGTGCTTGTTCTCTCTTGGGTAATTCACTCATATAATCCAAGTATTTGTCGAATGCATTCTCACATTTTCTGTTGATTGCTTTCCATTCTTTAGACTCGTACTCTTCGCATTCTAAATTATCAGAGATGAAATCTCTCTGAGTATTAAATTCATTGTACTTGATTAACCAATTTACTGCTCTGTTTACCATAGCTTGATTCTTTGGTGTAATGCTTGTAATCTTCATAATATCGTAGTTTAAAATTGTTTGTAACTGACACAGATACATTCTCAAGTGTATCTGTCATTTGTGTTTCGACTATTTAAAGTAGATGCTTGAGCATCCTCCAGAGTTTATACTCTCTGGCATCATCAGAGTTACCTAAACTGCTTAAGGCAGTTAATCTGTACTACATTTCCCATTGATTGCTCTGTTCTGATGTGCTTCTATCTGATTCGATTGCTCTGTACCTTCCTATGCTCTATCGCTCCCTAAACTAAGAGATTTCACATCTGTATCATTGTTTGCTACGATAGTAAGTAAGATAGCCATTAGGCATCACCATAATTGTCAATCTGTCAAAGAACATATCCCTCACTCGTTCGTTTAGGATTTATGCAAATATCGTTTATATTTTGTTCATACGCAAATAAATATCAAATAAATATCAAATAAAGTTTACTTTATGTTTATATCTCTGATTGTCAGTCAGTTACGATGAGTTTTTGGGGCTGAAATGTATGGAATGTAAGTGATGGATGGGTTATTAAAGAGACTCTCTTCCCTTCCAAAACGTCAGATTTTGGTTCACATATTGTGTGAATCTTTCTTTTCTTTGTCTGTATCTGTAGTGAGATTGGTGATGCAGTGAGCATTGAATCGTACAACAGCTAACACAACAGATGCGCTCCAGCATCGCATTAGTTACTAAAGGTAACCGAGTCTACACACCCTATACAAAAAGCCAAAAACTTTGGATGAGGATTTTGAAAAGCACATCCCCCCCTCAAAAAAAAAATCGTTTTCCATAACGCAATGTGTGGCGCAGAACGTATAATAACCCTCAACCCCCAGGTATCTGAATATTTTTATTATCTTTGTTTCAGACAAAATATTTTCCCATTTGTTCTGTTTTGATTAGTTGTGAGGGAGGTTCTCTTTTTGAGGCCTCTCTCTTTTTTATACCAATTATGTTAAACTTTAACACTTTAATGTTATTCTTAAAATTTTTTAACATCTTCTAACTTACTGATTATTAATACTTTATATTCTTTTATGTTAAAATGTTAAAAATATATATAAAATATAGAGTATAGAAAAAAAATAATAATATAGAAATATATATAGTAGTATAGTGCTGATGCACTTTAACATTTTGTCATTACAATTTATTTATTATATTTGCCCATATTAATTAAATTCAATACTAAATGGAACAGCAAGGTTATATACCAAGAGACCTCTCATTCGATGAGGATGCCCGTAAGAAACTTATTAGCGGGATTACTAAAATTTCAAAAGCAGTTAAGAGTACACTGGGCCCACGAGGCAAGACAGTTCTTATTGAGTCTACTGACCACTTGCGTGGATTAACTGTAACTAAGGACGGAGTTACTGTAGCTAAGTCTATATTCTTAGATGACCCTATTGAGAACTTGGCGGTAAGTATGATGAAGCAAGCTTCTGAGAAGACAGCCTCAGTAGCTGGAGATGGAACAACTACAGCCATTGTGTTGACTGAAGCTTTAGTGAAAGCTGGTATGCAATGGATAAAGCCTCATAATAATATCACAGAGGTTATTAGAAACATTCAAGCTTTGAGTGAGGATGTTGTATCTAATTTAAACAAGATGTCTAAGAAGGTGACTAAGTCCAGGCTACTTGACGTTGCTACCATATCTGCTAACAACGATAAGGAGATTGGTAAGATTATCGCTGACGCTTACAACAAGGTTGGTACTGATGGTATTGTTACAGTTGAGCGTTCTCAAAATGATAAGACGTATGCTGAGGTAACCCATGGTATCAAGATTGACAGAGGATACTCATCGCCCTTGTTTATTAATAATCAGAAAAAGGATGAGTGTATACTTGAGGATGTCAAGATATTGGTGGCCGACCAGGACATCAACAACATCTTGCAAATTGAAGGGATACTTAAACCAATCATCAACGCAGGGGATAAACTTTTAATTATAGGATCACTATCAACTAATGTGGTCAATACCTTAGCGGCTAATGTGGTGCGCAACGGATTGAAGTTCTGCCACATCCCAGTTCCATCGTTTGGTTACCGAACTCACGAGCTGATGCAGGACATTGCCTTGGCAGTAGGAGCTAAGTACTTTTCTGAGAAGACAGGAGATGACCTGTCAATTGTAGCAGCACAAGACTTAGGTCGCGCTGATAAGATTATAGTTGGTAAGGATACCACAGTTGTCATCAAAGAGAATCAAGTTACTGAAGAGATTAGTAAGAGAGTCGAGGAGCTCAAGGTTCAACAGCAGTTACTAACCAACAAAGGAGAACGTGACTTTGTGAACGAGCGTATCGCATCGCTGGTCGGTGGTATAGGTTGTATCTACGTTGGAGCTAACTCTGACATTGAGCAGAAAGAAAAATTCGACAGAGTCGATGACTCTGTCTGTGCAGTGCGTTCCGCCCTGCAAGAAGGGATAATCCCAGGTGGGGGCTTATCATTATTTAATTTACATTACAACTACGGCTGTGATTGTACTGATGATATGGATGATATGCAGGTTGCCGCTAACATTGTACGTGATGCTTTAATAGCACCTCTATGCCAGATATTAGATAACGCTGGTAAGAACGCAGCTAACATCATGCATGCTGACTTAATTCCTAACGAAGGGTTTGATGTCAAGACAGAGAAGTATGGTGATATGTTTAAGATGGGTGTTATTGACCCACTCAAGGTTACTAAGAATGCTTTTATCAATGCAGTAAGTGTTGCTGTTACTATTCTATCTACTAACGCTATTATAACACACGCAAGAAAATGAAACCAATAGGAAAGTATATTATCATAAAACCAATTGAAGAGCAACTCAAGTCTGACTCAGGCTTGTTGTTGACTTCAGAAGACGCTTCTAACTTTCGATATAAGAAGGGTGAGGTTATAAAACCAGGGACAGACGTAGATGTTATATCATCTGATGATGTAATATATTACGATGGGTCTGCTGGATACACGATGTTTATTGAGGATACTGTCTACACAGTTATTCTTGAGAGAGATGTCGTTGTTGTTTTATAAACTTATTCATTTCGATTATCATATCTCTGTGCCTTTTATCCATATAAGATGCACTTAATTTAAACAGTGGGTTGATGTTAGGGGATTCCCCTATCTCTTCCCCGTTTAGTTTTCTGTACACTGTACGTACTAAACTTTTCCCTTTGTGAGACAACTCATATAGTGTTGTATTCTTACCAGCTCTCTTACGCCAGACATGAATCCATCCGTCTCTCAGTAGGTTGTTAAACCTTTTCTCATCCCAAGACATTATCTTTTCAAACTCTAAGAACTTAGACTTGTTGAATATTTCTTCGCTATAAAGGAATAGCATCATCTCTAACTCTGGTGTGCCTAAACCATACTTAGCTTTGACCCAGTACCTGATAACTCTCCAGTATTTTAATTGATTATCCATTTGATTTTATTTGTATCTTTGTGTTTACAAAAATATACAAAAATGCCAGTATCAAAAAAAATTAATAGATTAAAAAAGAAAGAAGCTCGCATAACAGCAAGGGGTCAAAGAATTACTGGACGTGCTGAAGAGAAGATGGATAAAGTGGTTAGTAAGACAAACAAGAAAGTCAAGAAAGCCCAAAAGAAATATGCTAAAGCTCAAACTCCAAAACAAAAAGCTCGTGCTACAAAAAAAGGACTAAAAACCACTGGACGTGCTTATATAAAGCTGGATAAGATAGCATCTAAAGCAAACAAGAAAGTAAAGCGTGTTCAAAAGAAATATGCTAAAGTAGCATCTAAAATTAAAAAGAAAAAATAATTATGGCTTACAAAAATAATAAATCAAAAACAGTTCCTACAGACAAGCAGGCACGGACTGCTTATAAGAAAAAAGTTTCTAAAATGAGAATAAGAGTTAAAAAGAAAAAATAATTATGGCTTACAAAATGAGAGGTTGTTCTTACAATGATGATAAGAACAAAAATAAAAACAAGAAGAAGAAGAAGAAGAACGAGTTTGGCGCTTACAACTATCCAGGAGGACCAAATAATCCTTTTGTAGACGAAATGTCTGTAGTAAATAAACCTAAGCCTAAGTCCCCAAAGAAACCTAAGAGGTGATTAAGCACAGTAAATATTATTACGATTATACAAGAAACATGAGTATAGAACAAATCAAACAGCATTGCGGAAGACCTAACTGTATTAAAGAAAATTGTGTTTGTGAACCAGGACCATCTTTAGAATCCTGGAGAGCAAGTATAAAAAAAGAGATTGAATCCATAGGATTTGATGCTTGGATAGAAGACATGGAGGAAAGCGAACAGCCAGCATGTAATATGGATAACCCAGAAGACTGCGAGAACTGTGGAAGCTAAAGAACCTAAATACATACACCCTGCTATAATATATTTTATTGTATTGGGTTTATTTTTATTATACGGATTATATGGCGGGTAGAACTAAAAAGAAAGGAAACACAATTTGTGCTGCGGGCAAAGCTTGGGCTAAGAGAACTTTTGACAAGTGGCCATCAGCTTACGCAAGTCTTGCAGCTTCTAAGTATTGTAAAGACCCTAACTACGCTAAAAAGAAAAAGTAATGGAAGAAGTTTTTAAGTTAATTGAAACATACGGACTATCAGTAGTTCTACTAATAGGAGCTTTGTATGTTCTATATAAGTTTACTTTTTTTAGCATTAACGAGGTAAAACTTGGTTTTGAAAAAAGACACGAAGTATTACACGAACAAATGAATGAAGTAAAAGAAAAGTTAAATATTATATTAGAATTTATAAAAACTAAAAAGTAATGGGAGCACTTAACAAGTGGCTAAAACAAAAGTGGGTACGCATAGGTACAGACGGCTCTATACTTGGTGAATGCGGAACAAGTAAAAATAAAAAGAACCCAGACAGATGCTTGCCTTTAGCTAAAGCCAGAAGATTAAGTAAAGCCCAAAGAGCTGCTACAGCTAAAAAGAAAAAGAGATCAGGTGGTAATACACAATTTGTAAGTAACACATCAGCCGCAAAGGTTAGTTTTAAAAACAAAGCATAATGGCCAGAGTCAGCAAGAAAAATATGAAGTGCAATGTGGTTCGTCCCAGCACAAGACCTGGCAAGAAGAAAATGGTAAAAGCCTGCGAAGGTGGTAGAGAAAAGATTATACACTTCGGAGCTAAGGGTTATGGACACAATTACTCTGCAGCTGCTCGAAAATCTTTTAAAGCAAGACACAAATGTGGTACAGCTAAATCAAAACTAACAGCTCGGTATTGGGCTTGTAAAAAATTATGGGCTGGTAAAGGCGGCTCCAAAAAATCAAGTCCTAAAAGTAGAAGAGGAAAATATTAGTATATTTGTAAAAAAATTAAAGATGAAACATCAAGGATATAATTCAAGACTTGACGAGTCATTAGGAGCTCGAAACGGAAATAAGTCTCAGTCATACAAAGACCGTAGAGACGAATCAAAAGCAATGTCTAAAAAAATGTATGGTCACTCGTACGGTGCTGACAAAGGAATGTCTTACAGACACTGCTGTACTTGGAAGACACACGACCACTTAAAGTAATGGCTGGTCGTACCAAGAAAGGAAAATTCCCAGAGATAAAAGAGTCCAGAAAAGGAGCTTTTACTAAATGGGCAAAGAGCAACGGATTTAAAGATGCGTGTAGCGCAGCTTCAGTTGTAATGAAGAATACCAAAAAGTATTCTGATAAAGTAGTAAAGATGGCGAATTACGCCAATAACTTTGGATGTAAACGATGAAAAGAACAAAGGTATCAAGAGGTTTTGGTGACACTGTAGAGAAATTTACAAAAGCAACAGGAATAAAAACTGTTGTTGATAAAGTTTCTAAAGCAACAAATACAGATTGTGGTTGCGGTGCACGTAGAGATTCTTTAAACCGAATGTTCCCTTATAAAAAATAATTATGGCAACTATACCAGTAACACAAAAATTTCACACTGTAGCAGCAGATGTTGATACAGAAAACAAAGGATCAGCTTTAGCTAATAGCGACAGAAGGTCATACACTATGCAGGACATTCTTGATACAGTCTCTACAGGAGGCGGTGTTGATGGTTCAGGTACTGCAGGAACTCTTCCTCTTTGGTCAGACTCTAATACCATTGGTGATAGTTCTGTTGACGAAAGTGGTTCTGATGTTCAGGTAATTCAAAAAAACTTTTTGGTTACACCTCTACCAGGTGGAGTAAATAGAATGGGACTTACTGATGGAAGCCGAGATTCAAGACTAACTGTTGGAGCTCCACAGGATCCTCAAGCTCCTTCTACTGCAACAAGCGCAGGAACTGTAGGTGATATATTGTTTACATCAGATTATATATATTTTTGTTGGTCACCAGATAAATGGAAAAGAGTGGCATTAGCAGCTTGGTAATAAAAAAATAAAAAGAAATGGCATATCAAAAATTACAAGTATCCTTAGTAACAGCTGTTACACCAGGTACTCTTACACAGAGAATAAATTATCCAGGAGTTACTAACCCTACATCTCAAGGCGAAAGCAACGGTTGTATACTATATATTGGTACAACTGGCGATGTTGAGGTTGTTACAGCAGCTGGAGACAATGTCACTTTTGTTGGCGTAGCTGGTGGTACATTCTTGCCAGTACAGGTTTTGCAGGTAGTTGCTACAAGCACTACAGCTACTAACATTTTAGCATGTTGGTAAATGAGCACAGCGATAGGAGCAGGAATAAGTGGAGTCTTTGGTGAGAAGCCAGGTAGCGGAGTAAGTGCGTATGATAATATATACTCAGTACACTTTGACTCTCCAGCGCAGCGTATAAATTGCGGAGATAGCTCTTCGTTTTCTTTCCCAGGTACAGTCGCTTCAGATCGTGCCTTTTCTATTTCAACATGGGTTTACTTTGTCGACACTGCTCAAAGTGTACAGATATGCGGTAAGGGTGATGTTGGTACTGCTGATGCTGAGTATAATTTAGAGACAGATTCAGCTGGTAGGGTTCGTATTAGACTTTACGACAGTAATGTTTCATCCACCAGTACATCTTACTGGCAAGGTAGAAATGATACTGTATTAGAAACTAACAAGTGGTATCACATTGTTGCTACTTTTGATGGTACTACTCCAAACGCACAATCTAATTCCATACGAATTTACGTTAACAATCAGTTGAACAATGTTGTCACAAGAGTCAATACTCCTGGTCCTTTTGTTCAGATGTTTGACAATGGGGGTAAGTTTATTTTAGGAACTACTGACGGCGTAAATAGTAAGAACATATATATGGATGAGGCTGCTATTTTCAATAGAGCTCTCACGCAGGCTGATATAAATTATCTATATAGTATTCCTTTCACACCCAACCTTACAGTAAACGGTAACTTCACAGAGCTTGGAAGCGAGCTAATACTCAATGGTGATTTTGAAGAGTTGGGTGATGAAGATGCAAACTATGCTGATGGTAATGTGGCTTTTACAGACCTTAACGGAAGTATTAGTACTTCTTTAGGAGCGAATAATTATAGGTCGCAAGGAAATGCTACAACAAACGACTCAAGACCAAGAGTAACTTTATCTAACTCAGGTTTAAGTAATGGAAAAACATATAAAGTAGTTTACACACCAACTTCAGTTACAGGCAGTACTGTGTTTGATTTTTTTGAAAATGGAACAAGAAGTGTAAATAACCACGACATATCACAACCATTAACCTTTTATTTTACTTCTGTATCATCGGGATTGCAAGGTTTTGATTTTGATGGTTCACAAACATTTAGCGTAGATTATACATTATCAGTAAAAGAAGTAGACCCTAATGGAGATTGGAGTTTAGGAGGAGCAGCAACTATAGAAAATGACGCTTTACATTTAGAAAGTGCTACTAATGAGTATAGCTATGCGAGACAAGACATTAGTAGTTTAGCAGCTAAAACTTATAAAATACAG